TTCTGTAGCAAAACAATTTGGGTGGAATTTAACTAATGGAAATCAATCTCAAGAATTGTGGCAATATGTATTAGGAACTTCTGAAGCAGGTGTTCCATTAACCGGATCTAATACAGTTGGCGATCCTTCCGTAGCTGGACGAGATATAACATACGCCATATGGCGAAGAATTGTTAACAATTTACCATTATTATTAAAATCTAAAGGTACTAAACGTAGTGTTCAAGCATTATTATCATGTTATGGAATACCACAATCATTGATTAGTATTAATGAATATGGCGGTCCTAGAATTGATAGAGCTCCTGTGTATGAAAAATATAATTTTGATTATGCATTAGATTTAAGTGGTAGCACAGCTGGTACAGTAACTGTTAATTATTCACAGTCAATTAATAGTGTAGAACTTCGTTTTAGACCAGATAATATTGAAACTAATCCTTTGATACCAACTACAATGAACTTGTTTAATATAGGTTCTAATTCTGTAATAATGGAATTTAATAGTGGTAATAAAGGTGTAATGAAAATCAACGGGACTAGTTCTGGATTGATTGAATTATATAATGATGAGTGGGTAACTACATTATTAAAAAGAAATGGAACTAATTTAGATTTAATTACGAAAAAATCTAAGTACGGAAAAATTGTTGCAGCAGTATCTGCATCAGCTACGGCATCATTTGCTGGATCTGGTTCTTTAACGTTAGGCGGAACATCGGCCGGTGCAAGTAGATTTGTAGGTCAAATGCAAGAATTAAGATTTTGGTCATCTTCATTATCAACAATCGCATTTGATAATCACGTTAAGGCTGCTGGAGCATATAATGCAAATTCAAATGCATATGACGAATTGATATTTCGATTGCCACTTAATCAAAAAATAAATCATGCACTAACTAGTAGTTTAACGGGTATACAACCTAAATCGTCTACTATATCTGCTTCATTTGCAGGTTGGTCATTAAATACTCCATATGACTCATATGAAGAAACATATTATTATGATGCGCCATCTTTAGGTGCTGGCACATATGATGATAATAAAATACGAATTGAATCAAATTATTTGGTTGGCTCATTAGATATTAAAACGAGAGCGGAACGAAGTCAATATGATAATGCACCATTAGACAGTAAAAAATTAGGTGTATATTTTTCTCCGCAAACCATGATTGATGAAGATATAATTGCTCAATATGGGTTTGTTGATTTAGATCAATATATTGGCGACCCTGGAGCAACGGATGCAAATGCATATCCTAAATTGATTCAAGCAGCACAAGCATATTGGAAAAAATATGAAAATCGAAATGATATCAATGCATACATTTCTATGTTTACATTGTTTGATTTATCATTTTTTAAACAACTGGAACAATTACTACCAGCAAGAGCTCAAAAATTAACTGGTATATTAGTACAGCCAAACATATTTGAACGAAGCAAAGATACAATACTTCCAAAAATAAATCGTTTTGATAGTACATATAATTCAACGATTGTTGATTCTGCACCAACTGCATCTGGAGAGTATTCATTCCTACAAGGAACTACAGATGCTAAAATTTTAACACTTACTGCCGAAGATGATGATCAACAGCAAATGTATTTAACAGCATCAAATTCTGAAAAATATGATGGTGTTCCTTATTCATATGAATATTTGTTGTATTCTGGCAGTACTTGGATTACTGCATCTACTCCATATTGGTTATCAGAAGCATTATTACCAGTATACATTGTTAGTACATATTCTGAATTTAAACTGCAAAATGTTAGTTTTATAACGTCATCAGCCCCGGTTGGATTCTATGGCACATCATCATATGGAAGTAGTTCATATGGTTATAATGTAAACCGTAGATTTACCGGTAGTTTTGCTGAGTTTCAAGATTATTTACCTCAAGGTATAGATAATCAACGATATTCTGGTGCAAAACTAACATCGCCAGCATTTAATGTTAATTCAACACAAACTGTTGATGGTGGTCCTGTAGTTGAATGGAGAACCGCAAATCCAAATCAATTGATATATCAAAATAACGGCGAACAAGGAAGTTTTGTTTTGGTATAGAATTTGTTAACATGTATATTTATATAAAATAAGGTAAAAACATTATGGGATATTTAGATAATTCGAGCGTTACGGTAGACGCAATTTTAACATTAAAAGGCCGCGAACTTTTAGCAAAAGGTGGAAATGCTTTTAATATTACACAATTTGCAATAGGGGACGATGAAATTGATTATTCATTATGGAACCCAGATCATCCACTAGGAACTGCATATTATGGTACGATTATAGAAAATATGCCAATTGTTGAAGCAGTACCAGATGAAACTCAGGCATTAAAATATAAATTAATCACGCTTCCGAAACAAACAACAAATATTCCAGTTGTTACTGTAGGAAATACTTCGATTACATTATTAGCCCCTGGTGATAGTACTATTATTGCACCAAATACAAGTAATTTCCAAGGCGGAAATGCTACATTGGGATACACTGCAATTTTATCGGATTCAACGGTTGCTGATATTCAAGTAACTCGTGCATTACAAAATTCAGTACTTCCAACTACTCCTCGCTTTATTGGAGATAATGAAGACGCACAAAGTGTAGCAGTTGCTGGATTTGAATTCCGTGTTATTGCTAAAACGCAAATGATTGAAGATAAAACTGCAACAATTACAGTAATTGCAAACGAAACAGGTGGAAGTGTTACTATCAATTTAACGGTTAAAAAAGCAACTACCGCAACATTATAATATGGAAAAAAATATGAAAATGAATGAATTCATTGCACGATTAAAACAACAACCTAGAATTGGCGGAGTGCCTAGGCTACCAATAACAAATGTTGGTGCACAAGTATCTCAGGCAGTTCAACAAGCGGCTGCAACAACTACGGTTAATGAACAAGTACAACAACTTGCTCAACAGCTTGCAAATCAAATTATTGCAGAACGAGATCAAACACAATTAACTGCAAGAAATGGTAGAACATATACGAAGTTTGATCCAGTTAATGATATTATTGCAAATCAAACAGAAGTTGTAACTGCAGGATTATGGAGTGATAATTTAGCAAGTTTAACTACTTATTATACATCATCTGTACAAACAACATCACAACGACGTTATTATGTTGATGTATATCAAGATATACCTACGGCTGATGGTGCTGCAGTACAATTCTCATTAGCATTTGGTCATGCATTGGGTAGCGGATCTGATTCACAAGGTCAACTTAATGATTCTCCATCTCGAGCAGTTTATTCACAATATCGACAGTTATTATTAGCACCAACTGATACAAGATTTACAACTGCAGGATCTGGTAGTACAGATTATATTTATGTTGTAAACTTTAAACGTAACAGAATGAAAGAACGTTTAGATCCAGGAAATTGGGAAATTCCATTAAAGCCAATTGCATCTCGTGCAACAAACGCTACCGGATCTGTTGTTACTGGATCTGGTGCTATAATTCAACTTATTGATGATTCATCGATAGCAGCTGCCAATATTGGTCAGTCAGGTAAAGTTTATAATATTGTTTCTGGATCTATTAATTCAGGAATACATAATCCATCAAACCCAGTATATTACGGGTTAGCATATCCAGATTATGGTACATTGATATTAGACGGAAAAATGCTTGATCAAAAATTAGGTTTTGCAACTAATACTGGTTCAAGTTCAGAAGGAAATAATCATTTTGTATTGTTCCGTTCAGTTTCTGGATCTGCACCATTTATAGATCCTGCTACAGCCGATCCATATGGGTTCTTAGCTCGTAATTCAGAAAAAGTAACGAGTACACATTATTTTGTTCGAATCAAAAATGCAGAATATAATTTTTCAAATAATCCATCATATGTAACCGGAAGCGTCGGGCAAATTGCACAATCAACTTTTGTAGGCGATCCTAAAACATATATTACGACGGTAGGATTGTACAATGATCGACAAGAATTGTTAGCAGTATCAAAACTTTCTAAACCATTATTGAAATCATTCCAACGAGAAGCTCTTATAAGAGTTAAATTAGATTTCTAAATTAACCATAGAATTTAACCCCGGTATATTTATAAGTATATCGGGGTTTTTACTATATGGCACAATTGAAAATACAAAACATAGAAAATACATACCAAGGGGTGTATCCAACGGTTTTTAAAAAAATTGATATATCCGATGTAAAAATCAATCCTTTTCGTTCATATAAATCATGGACATTCTATTCTGGTAGCGCTACTTCTAGTGCATTACCTTTGCAAGGTATTTATTCAGATATTAATGTATTGCCAATTTTAGATACCGAATTAGTATACAATGATGCAGCAAACGCTGATGGAAGTTTGCAAAGCGTTACGTATTTTTCGATAAATCATTTATATTATAAACATAAAATGGATCCATCAAAAACGTATGGTCCAACTGATTTAACTCGAACTAAAAAAACATTGTTTCAAACGGCATCTATTTTTTCTATTCCGCAAATACGAATTGGCGAAGGAATTAAACCAACATCATTTACACTTACATCATCAGTTTCTGGGTCTTATGCAAGTGATCGATACGGAAACGTTTATGATACTGCATTTAATACTTCATCAATTGTTACTGATGTAAAATGGTATGATGGTTTTAATGAATATTTTGATACATCTAGAACTACATATACATCGGCTGGAGTTAGATATGTTCCGGGTATTACAACTACAACGGGACAACAACGTGCTTTAGGATTAGCGGCTCAGTTTACTGGTTCTGGGTATATTGAATCTACATTAGATGGATTATATGATCGAGATCATGATTATGCTGTTTCGTTTTTTGTTAGTGGCGGGAATACTACAACTAGCAATGAATTAATTATTACAAAAGCATCGCAAAGCATTACTCCTACATATCCATTCCGAGTAGAATTAAGTGGTAGCAATCAATTGGTATTTAGTATTGCAGGAAGTAGTACATTTAAAGCAATGATTACATCATCAGCACAAGTTTCATCTTCATGGAACCACGTTGTTTGTCAAAAATCAGGAAGTAATCTGCAAATGTATATCAATGGTACGCTGCATGCATCTGCATCGAACAACTTGTTAAGTGTATTTAGTTCGCCATTTACGGCATCTGCTAGGATAGATAATTTAGATACATTAAAAATTGGCGGTTTTAGCACTAATAGCTCAAATCTACAAGGTTATTTAGATGAAGTTAGAATCTTTAATAAGTCGCTAACCGCTTCGCAGATAAGTGCGTTATCCAATCGTAACGAAGGCGGGACGTGTTTACAAACTGCTAATGTTGGCAATGTATTTGATAAACACGGAATCATTGTTTTTTCATCTGCTGACTATCGTGTTAATGATATGATCAAAACACCATTTACTGCATCATATCGCAGTACGGTAACAATTTATGAATTAAATGTTGTTACTAGATTAGATGCTGGCGATTTTAATATGTCTACCAATATAACATTAACGGCAGATGATGATTCAACATATCGATCATTTGCAACAGGTAGTGTTTTTGCACCATATATTACTACGATTGGTTTGTATAATGATTTTGGTGAATTATTGGCAATTGGAAAATTAGCACAGTCAATACGCAAGCGGTCAGATGTTGATATGAATTTTTTAATCCGTTTAGATTTAGATAAAAACATAACATTTAAAGGTTGATGTGATACGATTAAAACAACTTCTTAAAGAAATGACTGATGGCGATTTAAAACGCATATTAGAAAAAATACGCAATAAACAATTTAAATTGTTTGGTCAAGGCGATAATGGTCGAGTTTATGAAATTGATGGCGAAGATAAATTGTTTAAGATAACAACAGAGCAAGAAGAATATCGCGTTGCGGAAATAATTGTTAATCGTTATTCAGAATTTACAACGTTTATTCCTGTATACTATGTTGATGGAAATAACATGTACATTATGGCAAAAGCATCTGATTTATCAGGAAAACAACGCATGAATATCAATCAATTTATTGAAAACTATAAAACTTATGCGCGAGAAGAAGGTGGAGAAGTTTCTATTTTTGATTATTTAGATGCAGAGGGTGGCCGCGATACTGATATACGACTTGTTAATTTTTTACGAGCATTACAACGAGATATACAAAAAATAGGTATTTTAGATCTAGATTTAGATTTAGATTTTAAAACTGATAATATCATGTTATGGAATGATAAATTAGTAATGATTGATTGGTAATCATATTTATATAAAAGAATGTAATTATGTCAATGATTTTAGAAAATCTTATACGAACATATTTGATTGAAGGACGTACTGTTGCCAAATTGCGCAATGCATCTGCGGAGGATATTGTTAAATCGCGCGGCGAAGGGGCTGTATATGCATACAATGTTTTAGTTAAAGGAACATCTAATAACGATGAAATCATACAATTAGTAAAAGCGGCAACTGAGGCATCTACTGGTACTAGTACTGATAGTAGAGAAGTTGTTGGCGATTCTAGTAAATTTGCAACTTCGGGTGAGTATGTTTACGTAATAAGCGATCCATTACCAAAAAAACGACAAATTATTACGGTATGGATTCTTAAAACAAAACTTATAATTACTGCTGCTGACAGCGATACGACAGGCGATGCTATAATGATGTCTACAAGATCATTTATCGGCAGTGCGCCAATGTTTACCAAATCTAGGTATAACTATATAGTTAAAGGCATTAATACTCCTGATAAACCTGCCGAACTTAAAGATTTAAAAAGCAAAGATTCAGAAGCAAGTGACATACTTGATAAAACTACCGATGTATTAGCTGGAAATAAACAAGTTACTGATTATGAATTAACACGTGATGGTAAAGTAGTTGGCAAATTTAATGGTACTATTGATAAAAATGGAAAACCATTAAGTGGTAAAGCTGAATTAACAGATGGACAATGGTTTGATGGTACGTTTAAAGATGGTGCATTTTCATCAGGAACGTGCAGAAAAATTTTAGATGATGGAGATATATTCGAAGGCGAATTAGTAAATGAAGTTCCTAAAGCGGATGCAACACATCATGTGACATTTACAACTGGTGAATATTATGAAGGTACTTTAAATGACAAATTTAAGCCTATCGATGGCGCTGCATATACAAATTCTACTAAAAACGTACAAATTGCAAGTTATACTTTAGGTGCATTTACTCCGATAGAAATTAAACCTTCGTTATCTTTCACTGATCAACAAATTATCGATGCAATTAAAAATAAAGATAAAAACATAATTAAATCTTTTCAAGAATATTTCTTAAAAACACTTCAAAAAATAATTAACGATTTGCCAACTGATCAACAACAAAGCGTTATTGATACATTAAATGGTGTTGGTACAAAATATTATACTGATTTTAATAATATAATTTCAAAAGGAACCGGCGGTATTTGGGGAAATATATCTAAAGAATTAACTAAAAATTTTAAATTTTTAATGGAGTTAACACCAGAAAATGGAACAGTAACGTCGGATATGATATCTAAATTAAAAACAGCAAATGATCAAAAAATAGTAGTTGGCGAATCTTATATGTTATATAATAATATTATATCGGAACAACTTAAAATTCGTGTACGAAACTCAACGAATACTACGACCCCATCAACCCCGACACCAACGCCAAAACCAGATACTACACCAAAACCAACGCCAAAACCAGATACTACACCAAAACCAAAACCAAACCCAAAACCTATACCAACCCCGAAACCAGAACCTAATTTGCAAGATACAATTTCAAATAAAACATATGAATTGAAAAAAGATCACACAATTACATACGTTCCTGGATCTGCAGATAAATTCTTGCAAAACATGAAAACATGGTTAGCAGGAACAAATCGTATGCAAGGTGGGGCTGCAATTGATATTTATAAAGATTCTATACGTGGAAAATGGTTTGATAAAAAATCTATAACTATACCAAAAGGCACTAAAGTATATATTCATCCCGATAAAGTTGTAATGTTAGTTAAAGCTGCGAATGCACCTGATTCAACTTATGGAAATGACAATTGGCGATTTGTATATTATTTTAAAGATAAAACATTATCAACATCATCATTATATTCTACATGGAAAGATCAATATGTACGAATGGTAAATGCAGGACCGCGCTTCGAAGAAAAAGCAGAAGAATTAGATGTATATATGCCATATTATGTTTCTCCAAAATATAAAAATGATGAATTAATTGGATTTTTACGAACATTGGATCCTATAGTTCAAGCTAAAAATAAATCAATACAAAATTTAAGTAAAGAAGAAAAACAAAAGTTAAATACGGATTTTAAAACTTGTGTTGATATAGCAAAAGCATTGTATGAAATATTAGAAAAAAATCCATATCGTTATTTCAACACATTTAAAGATGATGATGATCTTAAAGGTGCACAATTATATTTTAAAGATGCATTTAAATATAAATTTGAAAATCAAATCAAACAAATGAAAACCTCAAATAGTGACATTCGAGATAATATTAAAAAACTTGACAATGTTTATGCTGGAGTTCAAAATTATTTACGTGATTTACAAATGGATAAAGATGTAAATACGCCAACATTTAAATTTACATTAATGCATCCATATAATTCAAAAGAAAATACCAAAGTAACAATACGATTTACATATTTTCCATGATACATTTAAAACATCTTATTACTGAACAAACTGCTGCAGCAAAATATTGCAAACAAGATGTATTATCTAAATCACAGTTTTCTGCGGATAAATGGAAAGCAATTGGTGTATGGAGTAAAAGAAATATTGCTGGCACTAATACGCTATCACAACATGCATTTGGTAATGCAATTGATTGGCACGGAAAAGCAGGTCCAGGCGACCCGGTTATGCAAGAATTGGCAGACTATTTAGTTACGAATGCAAGTAAATATAATATAGCAAATGTTATTTATGATAGAAAAATATGGAATCCGTCGCGCGGCTGGAATACATATCATGGTCGTTCACCGCATACCGATCACGTACATGTTGATTTTAAACGTACTGGCAATGTAAAAAATATTTCAAAACAACAAAATAATGAAATTGTACAACGTGCAGTTTGGGATATGTATAATATAACAACTAAATTTCCTGAAAAATATTTTAAACGATTTAAGGGATCAGCTTGGATTCCGGGTGATGATAAACCAAAAGAAGCTGCACAACATTTAATTGCATTATATCGTTTAAATTGGATGGATAAATTTGACAAAATAATATCTAATGCATCGCCAGAAGAATTAAAAAATATTGAAACATTAAATAAAGCTGTAAATGCAGTTTCTAAATTGATACAAAATGGAGATTCTGGAAAAGTTTCATTTAAAATTAAAAAATGGGATAGCAAACAGCAACAATATAAAACAATAGGCCAAGTATTTGATTGGCAATTTATGTAAAAAGTTATGAGACGAAATCATTTTCATAGTTCTGGAAATTCTAAACGTGCTAATGCACTTAAACATGGTTATAAATCAGGATTAGAATTAACCGTATCCGAACAAATCAAACAAACCGAGTATGAACTTCGTTACGAAGCAGAAACATTAAACTACGT